CAACCCAAATGGTTATGGGATTTACGATCAGATAGAACAAACCCTCACCAAAGCAATCTCCTGTATGAAGGCTATGGATGAGGCTGAAAACGAGTTGCCTGATATAGAAAGAGCTCACACCTATGCAAGCGAAAATGCAGACGATTATATAATACACGAAGAAGGACAGGAGTATTATAAAAACATCTGCACACCAATAGTAGCCAAACTAAAGCTGAGAATTGAGGAGTTGGAACAAAACTCAAGAGAATGGGAAGATGAAGCCAGGACACTTAGAGATATTTGCGAAGAACTCAGAGAGAAACTAAGTCAAGAATCGAGAGGAAATAAGAAACACAACTGTGAGAATTGGTTTAATGAAGCTATAGGTTGTTCTATATGCTCTAAGATTATTCTAAAATCACCAGTAAAATCGTTAAAGGACATTAAAGAATTACAAAAACATTCTAATTGGTATATCACAGATTTAACAAATAAGTTAAAAGAGAAAGATGGGATACTAAACCAAGAAATAGAAAAACTCCAAAACAACATAATAGAAGGAACAAGGATTATATCTAACCTAACCAAAGAGCTAGATAACCTGAAATCCAGAGTTACGGTGGAGGTGGAAGAATGACACCAGAACAAATAAGCCAGCTAGTCCAGGAGATAAATGAGATAGGGAAGGAGTTAGAGAGGGAGGTATGAATGGTTGAAAGAAGGGTGAGGGAGATTGTAGGGGAGCAGCTAGGGTTAGAAGATAAAGAGGTGAAATTAGATAGTCTTTTTAAAGAGGATTTAGGAGCTGATAGTTTAGACAGCATAGAGCTAGTCTTAGCAATCGAAGATGAATTTGGAGTAGAGATACATGAGGAAGAAGCAGAGAAGATGAAGCAGGTAAAGGACGTTGTAGAGTGGCTTAAAAAGAATATATGATTAAGAGCAATCTTCATAATTATTTCAAAAGCATAAGCAGGGTATGGGAAGTATCAAAATACACTAGGAAACAACTAAGAGAGCTAATCAAAAAAGCTCAAAAGGGTGATAAGAAAGCCCGGAATATAGTAATCGAGAGCAACCTTCAATTAGTAGTATTCGTGGCTAAAAGGATCACTAATCCCTGTTTAGAGCTAGAAGATAGGATTGCTTATGGCAATCTTGGCTTATTCAAAGCTATTAAAAGATTTGACCATTCAAAGAAAACCAAATTTACAACTTATGCTTATTTCTGGATTATGCAAGCAATTAGAAGGGCAATAGACAATCGGGGGGATATGATCAGAAAGCCGGTATGGCTAAAAAATGAAATAAGAAGATATTTTCAAGTAGTGTCTAAATATCCAAGAATAGGGGAATCCCAAATAGCCAAGAAAATGAAAATATCAGTAAAAAGAGTCAAAGAGATAATATCCTATATTGACGTTGTACACTCTTTAAATATACCCTGCGGTGAAGATGGCTCATCAGAGATAGGAGATTTTTTAGTATCTCGGGGAGAGAATAAGATAGAAGATTTGGATGAATACCTACGTCTAACACCAAGAGAGAAAGATGTAATAGAGCTGAGATATGGGCTTAAAGGAGAGACTAAGACACTAGATGAGATAAGCAAAAAATACAACATTAGCAGACAGAGGGTGAGCCAGATTCAAGAAGAAGTATTACTTAAACTCAAAAAGAAGAAGTGGGCTAAAGAGCTAAGAAGGGGAGGTGAAAGATGATTAATTTTATTATATTCTGTATCTGGGTAGCAATATTAGTTGTGGTAGGAGGGTTTTTCTTGCATATAATCTTCTTAGCGACAATATTTCTATTTACAAGCATGACTATATTATGCCAATGGATATTAAGAAAACTAAGAGGTAAAAATGCAAGCGATATATGCTAACGTATTGCAAATGATTAAAGGATATGAACATATCCCAGACCCATTAAAAGGGGTAGATATTCATACAGAATATGAGCTAATTAAGAGGAAAAAAAGCAAGCTATCTGCTAATATGAGGACAATGGTTGAATGGAGATACAGGAAAATGGAAGAAGAAAAAGAGAAGAATAAGGGAAAACATTGAAATATCATACCAAATTATGATATAATTAAGAGTATGAATATGATAAATCGGTGGAGAGAATGAAATAAATTGCTTGCTTGGGGGTACAAGTCATCAAATATCTCCTATACTCAAAGCCGATAGTCTTAATAAAGGGTGGTAAATGGCAGTACAAGGATTTAGATTCTGGAAAAAGAATAACAAATGTGCCGAAAAATGGACAGAAGATGAAGTAATCGCTATTTTTGAAGATACCCTCAACCACGTTATAGAGAACCCAACATTATTACTTATCAACGAAGTAAACCTTTATATGCTTAAAGAGCATGGGGTTTCACAACAAACAAGGTCAATTTGGCTGAATAAAATACATAATAAAAGTAAATTTATTTGTGATTTATACGAGGCAATTTCACAAGTAATTGAAATCAGGGTAGTTAAGGACAAAACTCTAAGACCAAATATACAAGCTCTGGTATTACAGACAAAGCATAAATATGCACAGAAACAAGAAATATCAGATGAGAGAGAGTACAATCAAATGGGAAGGATTACAATAGACGGAAAGAAGCTTGAAATCAAAGTTGGAAAGTAACATAAAATTGAAATGATTGGATTGCCTGAGATACTAGACATTCCTAAAAGATTGATACCTGTAATTGAAAAGATAAACGATTATAGGTATTTTTTATTAGAAGGCGGGAGAAACTCTACTAAGAGTCACACAATAGCAAGAATTGTATTATGGTTAGCAGAACAGAGAACTCTTAGGATAGTATGCGGTAGAGAGATACAGAAATCAATAGAGGATAGCGTTCATGCGTTATTCTCAGATTTAATAAAGAAATATAATCTGCTCTTTGACATACAGAAAGCGACAATCAAGCATAGACTAACAGGCTCAACCATTAGGTTCGTTGGTTTGAGAGAACAAGGGATTGCCAACTTTAAGTCTTTAGAAGGTTGTGATGTGTTTTGGGGCGAAGAAAGCCAATCTTTCACTAAGGCTACTGTAGATACGTTATTACCTACTGTCAGAGATGAGAACGCTCTTGTGTTCTTCACTATGAATAGGTATGTTAGAAATGACCCTATATTTGAACAACTAGCCCACAGAAAAGACTGCTTACATATATCCATAAACTTCAATGATGTTGAGAGAAGATTTATTGCACCTAATGTATTTATTGAGGCAGAAGAATGTAGGCACAGAAACATCAAGGATTACAACCATATCTGGCTAGGTCAGCCCTTAGCGACAACATCTGATTATATGTTCAACTTTGATAAGTTGGCAAAAGCTAAGACAGTCCAGCCTTTTGGTGATTTGCTCTATAAACAGCGTGTAATGGGTGTTGATTTTGCTTCCGGAGGAGGTGATTTATGTGTTGCAAGCCTTCTCGAGAGAAAATCCAATGTTCATTGGAGGTTAGTAGACCAGATAGCATGGGATAATCCAGACACAGATGAGAGCGTGGGTAGGACAATATCCCTATTCGGTCAGTGGAATCCAGATGTTCTGGTGTGTGACAAGGGTGGCTTAGGTTATCCAATGTTTGTATCTATCAGCAAGATAATAAAGAATATTGTTGGGTTTGACGGAGCAAGCAATGATAAATGTACAGACCCTACCAGCTTAAACAATAGGTATCAAGCAGCAGTCGATGTAAAATACTTTCTTGACAAAGAATGGCTCAATATTTCCAGTAACTATACTATTAAGGAAATGGAAACAATCAAGAAGTGCTACGGAAGGAGTGGCAAAAATAGGCTTAAAGACAAGCAAGAACAAAAGAAAGAGAGTATTCCCTCACAAGATAGGTACGATTCATTAGCAATGGCAGTATTTGGGATAAGACATTATCTAGGGAAGGTAGATTTTCAGGCACAGGATAAGCCAATAGGAATGAGGGTTAAGAAAGTAAATAAAAGGAAACCAATAGGATGATATACAAAAGAGCCATATATGTAGTGTTTATGACTGTACCAAGACAATGGTGGTCAATATTTATGAGTAAAAAGATAAATCATTGTTATTTCATAACACCGATAGACAAGGAGAGAACAATACTGATCAATCAAACAGAGGGTGGACTTGAGATTAACTCATATAATGTTAATTTAATAGAGTTATCTAAAAATATAATGAAGAACGGAGCTAAGGATATATTAAGGGGAGTCGTTACTGGATATAAGCTAAAACGAAGGAAACTAAGGTTTTTTAGGAGTTGTGTAGGGTTAACAAAGGATGCTCTGGGTATCAAGGCACCCTTTGCCTTAACTCCAATGCAGTTATACAAATATATGGTAAGGAGGCAATCATGAGTTTTTTATTTGGTAGCAAAAAAGACAGTAAAGTAGACTATGAGCCGGTACAGATAAGAGATGATAAGAAGAAACTAAAAAGAGCTCGTTCAGCTCTCTTTATGACTCAAGGCGGAGCTATGGGGCAAGAGTTACAGTCCGGGGATGTAACCCCTAGAGATACAATATTTGGAAACTGAGAGGTAATAAATGTCTAAAACAAAGAAAAGAAATACAGTTAAGAGCAAGGCTAAATCACTTAGAGAGAGATACGATCAACTAAATTCGGAAGCTCAGAAGTATAAGCCTCTCTGGGATAGCATAAGTAAGTATGTTGGTATCACTGTAAACACAGAGTATTCTAATAGAGCCGATACAAAAGGTCAGAAACTAGATGATATGGTCAATGACCCAACCGCTGCCTTAGCTGTAATGCAAGCAGGGGATTATATGCACGGTATAATGTGGGGTACTGGTGAGAATGCTATAACCCTAGAACCTTCCGAGGCCTTGCTTGAGAAAGTAGGCGAAAAAGAAGTAAAAGACTGGTTTGGTTATTCCACTAATCGCACACTATTCCATATGAATCATACCGAGTCAGGGCTAAATAACGCTCTAAAGCCTTACAATTACGATCAGTTTGCTTCTGGTACTTCTGGGATAGGTGCTTTTCTTAACAAGCAATTCTTAGAGAATAAAGCAGAGAATGCTTTAATTCATAGAAGCTATGGTGTGGATAACCTGTTAATAGACGAAGGTAGTAATGGGGTAATAAATGTAGTATTTATCCCTCATCAATGGAGAGTTAATCGAATTATAGAAGAGTTTGCTGTCAATGCCAAAGGAGAGTTTGACGAAGAGCTATTTGCTAAACTCCCTACGGAGATACAAGCAGACTGGACAGGGCAACAATACAACAATCTACACAAGCTAGTTCATGCAATATATCCTAGAGAGGATTATGACCCTAAACTAAGAGGCAAGAAAGGGGCAAGGTATCGAGGCTCATGGTATTTACACAATGATTCAACCCAGATATTCTTTGAAGAAGATTATGTTGTCTTTCCAATACCAGTAGCCAGAGCAATAAAAGTAAGAGGTGAGGTGTATGGGAGAGCGCCAGGTACATTAATACTCAGTACAATTATGAGCGTTGATTACATGGTAGGTGAGACAATTCAGATATTAGAGAAGATGCAAGACCCTGCATTGGGTATATGGAATAGTGCCTCATTTGGTGATACAGTGCTTGATTCAAGTGCTGGTGGGTTGACATCATTCAACCAAGAGCTTATGGGAGCCGCTAAAGACCCTGTATTCAAGATAGGAGATACCGGAGACCCTACAGGTATAATCCAGTTCTTAATACCCTATATGAATGAGAAGATTGCAACAGCCTTTAAAATAGATATTCTCTTAGACTTCAACTCCAAAGGTGACAGAACAGCCACAGAAATGATTCAAAGAGCTATTATAAGAGGCAAAAATCTTTCAGGTATGCTCATGCAACAGAAGATAGAGCTTTACGATAGGCTAATAGATAGGGATATATCTCTCTTATGGCAAGCTAATGTGTTTGGAGTAGATGAGAATATGTACCCTGAACAAGCTGAAATGCTAAAAAGAGCTGATAAATCAGAAAGAATAATACCAGAAGCAGTTATTGAGTGTCAGAACAAAGGTATCAAATGGTACAAAATCAGATACAACGGAGAGCTTGACAGACTTACACAGACTGAGGCAATGGAAAAGGTACTCCAATTACTCAATATCATCACTGCTATGATGACCGTATTCCCTGCAATAGTAGAGGCAGTCGAATGGTATAAATTATGGAAAGATGTTAATAAATACTTGGGGTTATCTTACTTCAAAAGCGAGAAAGATTTCCAAGCTGCCATAGAAAAACAAGCACAAATGCAACAAATGGCGATGGCTGCTGAGTTACAAAAGACAGGGGCAGGGATTGAGAAAGATTTAGGTTCAGCAGAGAAAAGTAATAGGGAGGCTAAACAGATATGATAGACCCAAAACAAATTGAAAATGCTTTAGCAATGAATGAAGCTAGGAAAGAGGCAATTAAGAAGGCTGCGGAAGAAAAGGCAAAGTGGATAAAAGAAGCCAAGGATGCAGCAAGAATTGTATTTAGCACTAAGACAGGGATAATCTTCGGTAGAGCTTTAATGAGATTGAGCGGAATATATAACAAAAACAAGAATAGTAGTAATCTATACGAAATAGGCAAAGAAAGAGGGAAAGAAGAGCTTTATTTAGAGTTGGTTAAAGGGCTATTATCCGATGATATAGTGTCACAGATTGAGAGAAAGGGGGTTAAGTAATGGAAATTGAGATACCACAAGAGCATCAGGGGAAAGATTACGTTGGAGAAGGTTTTAAGGACATGGGAGAAGTGTTTGGTAGGATGGCAGAATTGCATACTGCTGCAAATGCTCCTTTGGTTGTGCCGGAAGATATGCAAAAAGAAGCAGTGTTTGAGAAAGTAAAGGGTGAAGATGGCAACATTGACAAGACTAAGCTATTCAGCCAATTAGTAGAACAAAGCAAGCTAGTAGGCAAAAAGACAGCACCTTTTGACTTTACCAACGCTACAGACAACGAGATAAAAGCTCATCTTGAGGCAACTAGACCTGAAAGCATAGATGCCTATGATTGGGGAGAGAAGGACTCAGAGGGCAAGACTATTGGGATAGACGAAGAAGATAAAAAGTTTTATGGCGAAATGCTGAGAGAAGCCGGAGTTGTGCCATACAAAGGAAATAAAATAATCAAAGGCTTTCTGGCTAAACAAAAAGCAATCCAAGAGGAAATGATGAGTGCCGAGGGCTATGATGCTGAGATTAAAGAATCGTTTAGTAAAGAAGGTGATTACAAGAAGATAGCAGGTGGTATTGCTAGTATAATCAAGGGCAATACTAACGAGGCGGATAGAACAATCTTAGAAGCATTACCTAACAAGTATATGGGAGCCGTTTATAGGATGTTGCATAAGTATAATCAAGCTCATGGTATCAAAGAGGGTGAAGATAGAGGTTCAGGCACAGGCACAGGCGGCACAGGTGATGTTGTAGGGAAAAGAGCCGAGATTAGGAAGAAAATGGATGCCTTGAGAGGTAAACCCAATGCTTCATCTGAGTTAGCAGCACTAAACAAAGAACTAATTGAAACTTACACACCACAGTATGATAATAGATTGAAAGGAGGGAAATAATGGTAACAAGAATGGTAATACCAGTAGGAGAATATATCTTGTTCAAACAGATTATTGACTCTGAGAAAGGCGGAGTTATCCTTCCGGACTCATCTCAACAAACTAATGGATTTAAAGTCGTTGACGTAGGTGATGCAGTCACAAGGATAAAGAAAGGTGATTTTATTGCTTTTAAACCAAGTCTGCCAATAGCAATCAAGAATGAAGGGGTTGAGAAGGATCTATTTCTTATTAAAGAAGGTGACGTAATAGCAAGATTACAAGAACTATAAGGAGATTGAAATGGAAAGTACAGCTAAGAAAAATAAAATGCAATATAATAGGGAATATATCTCTCTGTTGTTCAGGGAGAAGAAAGAGTCACAAAGGGTATAAATGGGGTTTTACTATTGAAAACAAAATTGGAAAAGGAGAGATTTCATGCGATTAACAAAATTGAAAGTATCAGGGTATTTTAAGACTCTCCCTGGAACAGATAAAGAGAGTTGCTCATTTGATAACTTAGAGATTGTAGTACCGCATACTGAGTACAAGCTATTCACAAGGGATTGTCAGAGATTATTACCTCTAGCTCTTTTAAAAGACAAGAGGTACAAAGAAAAAAGGTATGAAGGCTTTATCAGAGTAGATATAGATGAGGAGAAAGAGATAGAG